GCGCTAGTGACCTTCCACTTCTGAGTTGGCTGGGGATTAAAACCCGTAAACAGAAGTGGTCTCGATTTCTCGAGCAGTAACACTGTAAGAACTTGTGACCTGGGAAAACCTTCTCAGGGAGAGCGATGTACGCTCTCCAAGAGTGGATGAAAACCAGGTCATAGTTTTCTAGAGCGTACATGCTCGAAGGTAGTCCTTTATCTCCGATTAGATCATCGAAGGACACCTACCACACGGTCACCATGTGGATTTCACCTTACTCACTCTAGCGTGAGCTTTTGAACCTTTTAGACAGAAAACTGTCATCAGAAGGCAAGCAGTAAGGCTTATAAAATATTTACGGCCTAAACGGCCGTTGGATCCGATTGATAATATGCAACAGGCGGACCCGTATAAAATGCTAAAGTAAAATCTTCAGCGGCTGCACAATATGCCAAAACTGTATTGTGGGAATCAGCTGTCTGATCCTCAACCCAATGCAGTTCATGGAAATAGCTATCTAATCCAAGATTTCTATCCAGTGTCGCCTGCTTGGCAAAAGCAAATCTTTGTGGTCGATAATACGGAATTTCCGCCTCAACCACAGGATTCTGCTCTGCTGCGGTAACATAGGAACCATCAATCATGGATTTCCCTAGCACTCTCCATTGGCGTGCTTTGAGAGATAAATTATTGGAATCACTCAATAAAACAACATCTCCAACACCTGTAGCGAAGGAAGGGGATATGTCATTCATTACAGCTATATACTGCTTTGCAGTGTCTGAAATGAAATGATACTTCCACCTAATCCCTCCACGATAACAGGTGAAGGCTGGAGTAAAATAGTTTAATAGAGTATTTTGAGAAAATTGGTAATCAGTCGGATTAACAGGTGTGGTAACCTGATGTTCCGCGGTGTTGGCGTAACCTCGATACATTGGAAAATTGTTTCGGGTATACCTAACTAACCGAAATCCAATTTCATCATTTCCATATAATGCCTGTGAAAAACAATATCTTTTGAGTAATTGGCGAATAGAAGTGACAGGATCACCAAAATATATATCATTCGTGTGATCAGCCAAGTCTAACTCCTCAGCTGCCATTTTCTCATCAGCTTGTAATTTCATAGGTGCACTCTCTTCTTGAGTATTGCTGGAATCTGGCACTTCGCCAGATTGTGGAGTATACTCCCCAGCTTGGGGCGTAAACCATGATAAATCGCGAATCTCACTCTCGTCAGGTGCTGCGAACTCAATGTCCTCTCCTGCACTAACAAATACATTTATTTCAATGTCATTGTTGGCATCAGAATTAGGCACTGTCAATTCGTTAACAACATAAACGGAGATAATTCCATTTGCGAAATCATTGGGATCTGCTCCAATAGCTGAAGTAGAATAAATTTCTCCTGAACCACTCAGCATCTGTCTTCCTTTCAAATATGGCTGTTGTTGTCCCCAACCGATCTCGACCGTAAAATCTCGCTCTTCAGCAAGATCAATAATACGAGTATAGTTGGTGTTGTATTCATTAGTTAAGGGATAACTAGGATCATATGTTACCTTTATTCTCCCTTTATGAAAGGCGGAAGCCACAATTTGAAATCGATACTTCATGGAACCCCTCCAAAACCTAAAAGGCAATGCAGCAAAGCAACATGCTGGCATATGGTATTCAATAGGGTCTCCAAGAGTAGCAAAGAATTCATTCCAAACGCGAGGGTTTACCTCACAATTCCACAGCAACGTCTCAGTTGTGTCAGCCACTTGCCAAGAGAAATTCGTTAGAAAACTCTCTCTCATGGCAATAGATTTTAAACTCATCTCATCTGTTCCATCCAAACCCATTGTTCGACTATCAACAGTAAGCTCTTGTTTCATATCTAATGTAAGCTTGTTTGATGTATCGGGGGCATTGGTATTGGCAAGATTCCCAACCAAAGTAGGTTTATAAGGGATAATCTCACCAACATATGTAGGACGAGAATAGCCAAACGCCTTCGCAATTGCAGCGATAGCGCTGGCACCCATTTCTGTGGCTTTAGCATAAGCACCAATGATAGGGGCATTTGTTAGTGCACCTGCAGCACGTGCGATGTAACTCGCTGGGCGACTGACCATACCTTCTCCGTATTCATCAGCCTGAGGAGTATATTCGCCGGCTTGTGGTGACAATGCTCCAGGTTCATTGGCAGTTGGCGTGGACATAACAACATCTTCAGCCCACGCAAACACGGAAACTGTAACAGAATCCGTGGCTCCATTAGCATGTTTTAAATTTTGCATACCATGGATAATAATGTCTCCCATGTCTCGCCAGTCTTGTCTTGGAATATCCATGGCATTATATTGCCAAACAAAAGGAAGGCACATTGTACCTCCCTGTGAATGGGTGGGATCTAAATAGACATGTGGTCGTTGACTAGCTTCAACCACGTCTTGAATGAAGAACCCACGATCCTTGGTAAAGCCATCATCGTTGTGTAATGGAATGTACGACGCAATGGCACGACCATAATGAAAACCGTTACCATTCAACACAAATTTCACACACAGTTTACACCGTAGTAAATTGTAATTCGTGATACGATTAATCACACGATCGTTTTCCCAAAAATCCTGCCAGGGGTTAAAAGTTTCGAATAGATTCGTTC